TCCCAATATGTTTCAAATGTCTGCCAATCTTTTTCAGCAATACCTTTACCTTCAAATCTACCTGCTTGGTGTGCTGTATTCCAACATTCAACCAATTGTGATAACTCCATTTCTTTGGCTTGTTCAAAGTCTACATCTTCAATATACTTGTGACTTTTGACTTGCTCAATTAACCATTCTACTGCTGTTTGCATAAGTCCTCAATGCTTTTTGGTTTATAATTCATTAAATGTGCGTCAACATTGAAATACTTTCTCAATGTAGGTGTCGGTTTGCTACCCTCATCCAAGTAGCTGTCGTTCACAATCACCTCCTCAAGTTTGTTGATATGGTGGATGTGAGCATGGATATTCCCCCTGTAGAATTGTGCCTCGTTAGGATGGATAGGTACATGCGTCAATATAAATCCCTTGTAGTCAACAGCACCAGCTACACCATCTACATACTGTAACAAATACTTAATGTCCTGATGTCTGTCATGGTTACCCAACACAACTATCTTCCTACCCTTTAACAGGTCTAACTTATAATAACTCCTCGCCTTCTCCATCGTTACATCGCCTATAATATAGGTAGTATCTCGCTTATTGACAACACTGTTCCATTGACTTATCAAATGGTTGTCATGCTCCTCCGCACTACTGAACCCTCGGTACTTAGCAACGCTCTCATGCCCTAGATGTAGACATCCTAAAAATCTAACTATCATGTCTTTCTCTTTAAAATGTTAATCGGCTCTTTGCCCTTACTTATTAATAACTTGTCTACAGCTATAGCCGCATCACGCTCGGTAGGAAATTTATCCCTACCTACACCATTCATCTGTACGTGCCAATGCTCCTTACCGTCCTTAGATATGCAATTCACATACCTATATTGACTCTTAATGTTCTTCATCATAAATTTAAATTTAATCGTCCATCAATAAATACTGGCTCATACTCCCCATGGTCTGCCATCATGTCATCCAACTCAAAGAATGTTGTGTAGTCCGCCAATTTTAACTCATGGCATACCGCAATTACCTCCGCCTCATCGCCTTTTAAAGGATGCTCAACAAAGACTATCTGCTGTCCTTTGCTGTTTGTCATCTCTCCATACACCGTTGGATTGTGTGACATTAATTTCTCATAGTTTATCATAGCTCTAGTTTTATGTGTGTGATTAACTGATTGTCGTACTGATTGTCGTCAGTAGATGGGTAGGCTTGCAACATATAGCTCAACCAATCTTTCTGACTTCCAAAGTCATTTCTCGGTTGGTAGTCGAAGTGCACGAGAATTTTTGTGCCGTTGATTGTTACCTCCGTCCATTCGTCCAACTCATCGAAGAATACGTCTATTGTCTCGTCTCCATACGTCAGCTCGGCTGAACGTGTTATTGGATTTAATACTGCTTTCATCATGACATCAATTTATAGTTATACCTATCGAATAATATTTTTGCAATACTTACTGCATTGCTTCGTAACTTCAGGACTATCGTACTGCCGTCAGGTCTTCTGAACTTTGTTTTCATATATTCAAATTTTTAATTTGGATTTCTTTCACTAATCTCATACCAATAAATTAACCCTTCAGGTGATTCTTCCCAACCAAATCCTGATGAAATAAAATCAATCCAAGATGCATACTCATCATTTAAGTACTCTTGAAAATCAGAATCTTCACCATCTTCAGACAGATAGTTTTTTCTAAACTGCTCTTGTTCGGTTGGACTCAACTTACTAAAGAAATATCTTCCTTGCTTCATAATTTTTCTTTTATAAACCTATTAAAACTAGCTAAGTCAGTTTTGTGAAATAGTCTGTATTCATTAATTAAAGACACAACTTCTTCTCTACTGAAGTAATCTTTAACTTCAATACCTACAGTCAGAATGAACTCACTTACTGTATAAAAGTATTCGTAATCCTCACTTGGTTGAACTCCGTCTATGTAGTCAATCATCTCGTGACGATTTCTGTGATTTAGAATGTGTCCTACTTGGCTTTCTACATCGTCTCCAGACAGAATGTTTTTAGCTCTGCTTAATTGTTCTGCGTTCATTTGATCTAAGTTTTATAGGTTACAGAAAAAGTCCTCGTCAACGAAATAGATACCACGATAGTGGTCTTCCATCATTTCTCTCGTTATCTCGGACGGATAGTTAATCATCATGCCGTTCTCTAACAGCTCGTAGTAATACGAGCCTCTTAACTCCTCGTACTCGTTCTCGGTCAATTGTGTTATTGGTCTCATGGTTATTTAATTAAAATTAAGTCTTTGATTTTTGGGATGAAATTCTTAACGGACTCCCAATATCCTATATCACAAAATGAATTGTTAAGCATTAACTCTATCGAATTAATTGCACAAAGCTTTGCTAATTCTAACGAGCAATCAACCTTAAAGTAATACCAACTTACCAAGCGTTGCGCTTCTTTATAATCACTACCTACTTTCTTAACTTTATCAGGAATGGATGCGCCTTTCGACATATTAACATCCTTCCATTCAGGACTTAAGTTCATGTAATTGCATAGATTGTAAACTTGTTCTATTGTTGTTGCACTAGATAAAGGAACTATATGGTCAATCTGCCAAAGCCCTCTATTCTCCCACGTCATTCCTTTCTTGAAACTTCTTTCAATATGAGCCAATACTGTTTCTTTATCAGCTCCAAATAATAACTCATTCGTTCCGCCAACTTGCCATCTACTAACCCTTAAAGCTTGATAAAATTTTGCCCTAACATCACAAATTACTTTGAACAAACTATCGGTCTTTTTTCTTTCTTTAATGTAGTTCTTTTGATAGTCCTTTAGTACTTCCGTTTTGTTCTTTGGCTTGTTTACAAGCAGATTGAATTGAATCTCAGATTCACACGATTTGCATAGCGGATTAACTGCTACACTTCCACATTTTTTACACGTCATTTTTGCACCTTTTTATAAAATGAGAAACTCCCTCAGTTTTCGTGGGTGCAACACTACTAGCCGAGAGAGTTCTCTAAATTTCTAAATACCTTTTGTCCTTGCACCGAACATGAACAAAAGTAGTGTTAAAAATCGGACTGAAATGTTAAAATAGGTTAATTAATGTTGGTTTAATGTTGATTTTTTTTCTTGTATCCCTTTATCTATAAGGATAATGTTGAAATGTTAGTTTTTACTCTATATATTAGAAAAAAAAAGTTTATTATATAATAAACATAAGAATAAAGAGAATCTGAAAATCTCTCAAAAAAAAAAAAAAAATTCTGCGTTTTTTTCGGGCAAAAATCAACATTCCGACACTAATCTTTTTTAAAAGATTATGAGTCAGACAGTTAGACATTTTGATAGGTCGAAAAATCAACACAAAATCAACATTATTCGTCAAAAATCAACACTAATCCCTAATTTCCGACACAAACGTAATGATTGCTTGGTATGTGTGCTCAATCTTTCTATCGAACGATATATCTGCCACGTTATTTACCACCTCGATGTTTTTTGAATAGTCTATTATTTGTGTGCCATTATTTAATATGTTTACATCGAAGCCCATGCTTTCTATCTTCTCAACTACAGGCATCAACCAATTCCAATCTGAATGGTATTTTAATTGGTCATAACCATATTGTTCGTATTGTTGACAGCCATACTTCCATTCAGTTTTTCTACGCATTCGTTGACCTCCACCTAATATTCTTGATTCGTCTTCAAATCCCATGAAGACTGCGATAATCTTATTTGTTTCCATGACTATTATTTTTTATTTGTATACCAATTGGGAGCATTTCAAATTCAGGACGTTCTGCCGAACGAACTATCAATAGGTCTAATAGTTGAGCGACCTTTGACATCTGCCGAGAAGTTGATTGTGAATAAACTCCATGAAGAATGAGTTTGCCTCGTTCTATTGTTGCTACATGGGTGACATAGCTGATAACCTTGTTACCATCTAAGAATACGTTGTTGAATAACTTTTTCATAATTCGTTTAGCATTAATTGATATTTTTTAGGCAATTTATTGTACATGGTAATTGTATGGGTGCTACTCCATTCGTTCTGAAATCTCTCTTGAATTACGGCTGTTTTTAAACCGTCACCAAAACAAATTGTTGTTCCATAGCCTAAGTTACCTGTTATGATTTCTATTGCGACTTCACCGCCACGTTCTACATAGCGGTTAATTAAGTCTTCGACTGCTGATAATGTGTAGTGTTTCATAAGTTATCAATTTGATAGTTAATAAAGCTTTGTTGTTGTGTCATTGTACCTGTTTTTTGAGGTGTAGGGAGATAAACACTCTCTTGTGCTACTACATCATATATTGCTATCTGTTCATTCTTGTAGCCCTCTCTAATAGCCTCGCTTCGCTTCTCAAAGTTGTTGCTTATGTCCATGTATAAAATCCCCTCATCTACCCATGCTCCCATGTAATTTTCAGCATCGTATAATTCGAATCCGTATGCTTCCATGAATTGAATTACCGCTTGCTTCACGTTTTTTTCAGGTGGAAACTTCATCTCAAATCCTTTCTTGCTTACCATGTAGCCTTTGTGCGCTGTATCGCCCATTGCTAGATTGTATGTTGCACCACCATTCTTGATGATAGCCGCAACAAATTCATTTAAGTTCTTCATAAGTTCTATTTTTTAAATTGTTAATACCAAACCTCATCCAAGGTATATCTATATTTATTTTTAACGTAAGCGATAAAGTTATTCAAGTGTTTTTCATCGCTGAATTCTCTTGTCATGTGCACATACTTTCCGTATGCATCCATAAATTGCATTGTAGCTTTCATCTGTTAGTAAATGGAACACGTAATTTTTTAGTTTTGATTAAAGTTCCTTGCATGAAGAAGCCCCAAATTTCAAAGCCATTCTCGATTTTTAAGATTTTTGTAGTCATGATTTCTATTTTTTAGCTGTTAATTGAATAATAATACCTCCCACCATTGCGAACGCTCCACCACCATAGAACAACATGGCAACAATACTTTCGTAGTTAGTCATTAAATTTTCATCGTTGAAAGATACGATTGGTGTAGCTATGCTTGTTAATCCACTAAGGATAGTAAAGCCAATAAGAATTGCTTTCATAATAATTAATTTTAAATTGTTAGTGCTGTTGTGCGTATCGCTCGCATAAATAGGACGTTCCTACAACAGCTAATATTTTTGTTGCCTTGCATCACGCTTATATAGATGGAATCAAACCACCACAAGGCTAATTTTTGTGTTCATAATAAAAGTTGGCTTTTTTGTTTTATTGAATTTCAAGTATTAAGCTTGCTTGAATTCGCACCGCACCATTTTTCTGTTATGCGTAACATATCGTGCCACGTTAAACTGCACGACCTCTTTTATTCCGTTATAGTCATTACTATACGTTCTGATTAAATACCACCTGAGAAGTGTATATTCAACCCTACAACTTGGAGGAATTTTACTCCCTTTTTTGTAGCCTAGGCAATACTAAATTAATAGTAAGAGTTTAACCCTAGTTAATTATACTTTCGTATGTCAAAGAACGTGCTTACTGCTTAATTGCAAGCCTTAATATGTACCTTGTCTAATTAAAGTTATCTAGTGTTATTCTGTTGGCTTTGCCCTCGCATCGCTCAATTTGTCACTTAGATAGATTAATTGTTAAAAATCTAAAGGTATTCTAGTAAGGATTAAATTCAGATACGTTTATCTGATTGGATGAAACAAAGGTAAAAACTAATTTTGATATATGCAAGCTTTTTAACATTTTTTTATTGAAAAGATTTACTTTGAACCGCTTAACCCTTTATTAATCCTCGAAAGGTAAATTGTTAAACTTTATCGTTTCAATCCTTGTTAGTATACTAGTTCGTCACCGTAACAAAAAACAAGTTTATTCTTTAATGTCAAAATCAAATTTCAAAGTTTAGTTGTTAGCTCGTTTGCTTGAAACAAAGGTAAGGCAAGTTTTTAAATATGCAAGCGTTTTACACAAAAATTTATCGAAAAGTAGCTAATTTATAATGATTCTAAATAAGGAGACACGTAAAAGTAACGGCTAAATATACATAAGTTACTGAATATTAGATAGTTAATTGAATACAATATGAATAGGTTTAAAATTATTTAGGTTGAAAATAAATAATGCAGTATTAACCCAAACATTAAGAAAGCGCAACAGAATTAAAAGTTAGCTGATTAATCGGTCGGTCGGTCGGTCGATTGGATGTTCAATTGGTATCAATTCAGAGCGTTCTATTTAACATAATGTAAATTATACTACATGTCAACATGTCAACATATCGGATGGCATAACAATATACATAACTAACGACATGCGAGCGCATCGCTGTGTAGGTCTAGTGTATTGGTATCAATTACAAGCATGGCGGACGGACGGATGGCAAAAAGCCAAAAAATCGGGCGCAAAAATCCAAAATGCACACCCCCTACCCGAATTCTAAATCGTTTTCCCTTTGCGGAACTTTTCGCACAATGGGGGTATTACCCAAACAATACACATATCTGAAAAAATATTTATCTTTGTAAGAAAAACATAGCATGGCACTAATGAGAACAAGGCGAAAAGGAGATCCGCCAGTAAAGAAAAAAGAGGTAACTGTTTCGGCTAATAAGCCAGCAGCTAAGTCTACATGGGAAGACGTTGATCAAAACGAAATGAATTCTAAGGCTAACAAAGCGTCTGAAGAAACTTATGCTAAGCAATTAAAGTTTTACAACGAGCAGCAAAAAGGTGGAGTTAAGGACTTAAAAACAATGTTTGGTGGTGGCGGTAGATATTTGAATGCTGACGAGTTAAAAAAATGGAATGCTGAAAATTCCAATAATGTTCCAGAGCGTGCTGGATTAGAATCTGAAAAAATATATGTTCCTAAAGATTTTAAATATGGTGATCCTACTAATGATAAAGGTGTCGCTAAGGGTTATCAAGGAGCTGGTCCAGTATATCACGATTACTTAAAGAAACCAACCAAACCTGGTCCTTTGCCAATTAAAGAAATAAACCCAAAAGATTTGTCTTTACCTAAGATGGATTACTTAAAACCAGGTACTTTACCAACTAAGGGCGGTAAATTAAAGGAAGTTCCAGAGAAAGCTAAAGCTGAAGATTGGTCAATCAAGAAACCAAGTAGATTTAGTGGTAAATCAATAAGTGACAGTGCTCCTAACTTGAACAGACGCAAAGCTGTTAAGGGTGAAGATAATGTAAAATTTGGACAAGGTATTCAAACTAGTCGTGGTGAAAAAGCTGGTATTAAGAAATTAGCTTACGCAGCGGTAGCTAACCCATTACAGAGAGCTCGTTTCAATAAGGAAGTAAGACAAGGTAAAGCTTATTTTGGATCTAACGAGGGATCTAGTTCAGCTGATTTAGCTACAAAAAGATCAGGTTTAAAATCCGACAAGGCTGGATTAAAGTCAGCTATCAAAGATATAAAGAGAGATGCAAAAACTGTTGTTCCAACAAAAAGTTTAACTAAATCTGAACGCATCAAAGGTTATAGAGCTGAGATTGGAAATATAAATAAAGATTTAAGAACTACAAATAAAGCTAGTAGATACTTGAAAGACTTAAGATTAGGTGGTAACTACCAGCCAGGTGCTACAGTAAATGAAGATGTCTCAACTGGATTACGTTCTGGCAAGATTCAATATGCAACTCCAGGGAGATTTGAAGGCTTCGCTGATTCTCCACAAAACAAGAGAGTTGACAAGTTGGCAAATCTAAGAATTAACCCAGCAAATAGAAATACTATTGAGTTACAACTTAAAAAAGCTCAGAAAACAAACAATAGATTAAAAAAATGATAAGATTTTTTTTTCTTTTTCTATGTTCATCATTGTATTCTCAGTCGCTATATAAGTTTGACTATATTGAGTCCTATGACTGGAGTGGGGGTTGGTTTAATACCATCCCCACTTCTGGTTATTATACCAATGCTTTTGTAAGTTCTACCTCTAGTGCTGCTTTGTATGGAAGCGGTAACGGTAGTTCTGCTGTTGAGCAGAATTGGTATGTTTTCCCCAACTTAGATGTTGATCCATCGTATGACTATAAGTTTAGTTTTAGGTTAGCTTCATATCGTTTTACTTCTACAAATGCAACTCGAGGTGTAGATGCTGCGGATTATGTTGTTGTTCAGTTATCTACTGATGGCGGAAACACTTACGTCAATGAGTTACGCATAAATGGTAATTCAAATGCTTTTTGGGATTATAATACGTTAGGTACATATACGAAGGCCGCTAACGGTGTTCAGACGACTATATCACCAGCTGGTGGAGGCAACAGAACAAGCACAGGTGATGGTTATTCTGTTATCAGCTTGGATATACCATCAGGAACTACTCAAATTGCTATTGATATTTTTGCGAGGGTTAATTCTGCTGGTGAGGAGTGGTGGTTTGATAATTTTGAGCTAACACGTATAGGTGGTCCTTTACCAGTTGAGTTGTTATATTTTGACGCTTACAGCCAATCGTCTAGTAATATCTTGAAATGGGCTACTGCCTCTGAACAAAACTCTTCTCACTTTGTAATTGAGAGATCTAACGATGGTGTTATTTGGGATTATGTGAATACTGTTTTGTCTTCTGTTAATTCAACTGAGAAAATTAACTATACGTTTGTTGATAATGATTATGAAAACACATTAAATTACTACAGACTGGTTCAATTTGATATGGATGGTAAATTTACTATTTATGGACTGATACTAGTTGACAATAGTGAGTCAAGACGTGTTGTTTCTAGGTATAATTTACTTGGTCAACCTATTGACGAGTCCTTTTCTGGATTTTTTATTGAATTTTATGACGATAAAACATTTAAAAAGTCTATAAAATAGGTTTTTTTGTTATATTTGCATAAAAATATAATAAAATGATAGTAAAAGAGATTCATTTTGGCGAAAACGGCCAGAAAAAGTTAAAAAGCGGTATCAAGAAGATCGCTGGAGCAGTAAAAAGCACGTTAGGTGCTAGAGGTAGGACTGTTTTAATTGAGTCTGAGAACCATGTAGGTGGTATGACAGTCACAAAGGATGGTGTAACGGTAGCTAAGTCTATCAATCTGTATGATCCGACTGAGAACTTGGCTGTAATGATGATGAGACAAGCTGCTGAGCGAACTGCTACGGTTGCTGGTGATGGAACGACAACATCAATTGTGTTAGCTGAGGCTATTATTGATGCATCAGACAAATATCTAACACCAGAACACAATGTCACTGAGGTGATCCGAGAAATCAATCAGTTGACATCTCAAGTTGTTGACCAACTTGACAGGTCTTCCAAAAAATTAAGCGGTAAAAAGTTGTTGGATGTTGCTACCATCTCTGCAAATAACGACAGAGAGGTTGGTAAGATGATCTCTGATTCATTTAAGGAGGTTGATATGGTTACTGTTGAGAACAGTATGACAACATCAACCTATGTTGAGATCATCAAAGGAATGAAGATAGATAGGGGATATACCTCTAAGTATTTCGTTAACGACCACAAGAAGCAAGAGTGCGTGTTGGATAATCCGTATGTATTGATCTCGGACCATGAGATTAACAATTTACAAAACTTAGAGCGTATATTGATTCCGATCATGCAAAACAATAGATCATTATTGATAATTGGTGAGTTAGGTCAGAATGCTTTAAATACACTAAACTTAAACGTTGCTCAGGGTAGAATTAAGGCTTGTGTTATCATGCCTCCATCTTTCGGTTATAGACAGAAAGAATTGTTGGGTGATTTAGCTATATCTCTTGGGGGTACATATTTCTCAGAGGACACTGGTGATGATTTATCGTTAATTGATTTAGATCATTTAGGTAATGCGTCCAAGGTTATTGTTGGTAAAGGAATGACTGTGTTTATGCATCAAGCTTCTCAAGAGGATGCTATTGCTGGTCGTGTTGAGGAATTGAAAGAATCTAGAGATGAGGTTACCAATGACGAAGAGAAGAATTTCATTAATGAACGTATTGCCAACCTATCTGGCGGTGTTGGTGTCATTTATGTGGGAGCATTGAGTGACATTGAGCAGAAAGAAAAGAAGGACCGAATTGACGATGCTGTTTGTGCTGTTCAAGCCGCTTTAGAGGAAGGTATTCTTCCTGGAGGTGGAATTGCATTATTAAACGCCCAAAAGTGCATTAAATCGCCTAATATCGCTTCAGTAATTTTAACAGAAGCGTTATTTGCTCCATTCGAGCAGATACTGGTTAATGCTGGAAAGGATGTTGGAGCTATAGCAAGTAACATCACAAATACTGTTGGATTTGGTTACGATGTTAAAAATGAGAAGTTCGGTGACATGATCAAAATGGGTATTGTAGATCCAACCAAGGTAACAAAGAATGCGTTGTTGAATGCTGTTTCGGTTGCCACTACAATTATGAGTACAAATGCAATTATAACAAATGTAAGAGACTATGAAGGTTCTAAATAAATTTATTATCATCGAAAAATCTAGCACGCCAAATGAGCGTGCTAGTGGCTTGTTAATGACAATGGACGACACTAAAGAGTTGAGATATAATAAGGCAAACGTGGTAAACGTAGGTCCTTTAGTTTCAGGTATTTCTGAGGGTGATGTTGTTTATTTTGACAAGGCGGCTGGTCACGATGTATTGATTAGCGACAAGCGTTTCACCGTAATTCAGGAGAAGGACGTTGTTTGCGTTCTTTAAAATCACTATTAAATTTAGTTATTGCTAGGGCTAGTGTCTTTTGAGCGAATGGAGCTGTACTCCTGAATGCTACGTTTCTCCTAGGAGAAGACGGAATTGGATCTAGCCCTAGTAATATTCTATACATTGAGCTAACTAGCTTTTTACCTTTGTACGACACATCGTATAAATTGGCTTCGTGCATAGCACCTTTTCGCCACACATATATCCAATCATTTTTTAGCAGATTATTAAATCGCTGCCTATCCCAACTTAAAAAATTAGAGAAGTCTCTGAATTGCTGACGAGTGAATAGTTTTTCTGAATATAGGAAAAGTAGCATATCTATTTCAGCTGGCTTTAGGTCGTTATTAACAACAGCCCATTTTTTAACTATCGACCAATTCTTCAAGAAGTCGTGATCACTTTCCTTCTTTCTGAATACTTGTTCTTTACGATATAGAACCTTCTTTTTTACCTTTGGAATCATTTTATTATATTTGTAGTTCAAACACAAAGTTATGAAAAATAAAATCGAAAGGCTAAAAGTTAAGGAAACTAAGTTAGTTAGTAAAGGTAAAAAAGCTGTCGATGAAGGCAGAATGAATAAGGCTGACAGATTGTTAGGAAGAGCAGCTAAAGTTGAAAACCGTATTATAAGAAAAACAAAATGATAAAAGAAAAGAAAACTGGCGAAAAATACGCTAGTAAATCAGCGAAAGCTAAGCACGAAAAAAAAGAGTCTAAAAAAGAGATGATCAAAGAATACGGTATGAAAGCCGCTATGAAGAAGATGGCTAAAAAATGAAAGATCCTCGTTTAGAACGTGCTGGTGTAGAAGGTTTTAATAAACCTAAACGAACACCTGGTCATTCGACTAAGAGTCATATTGTTGTGGCTAAGGTTGGTGATAAGATAAAAACAATTCGTTTCGGCCAGCAAGGAGTGAAGACTAATCAAACGGTTGGTCAGAGAGAGGCTTTTAAAAGTCGTCATGCTAAGAATATTGCTAAGGGTAAGATGTCGGCAGCGTATTGGGCTGACAAAGCGAAGTGGTCTCCTAGTGACACTAAGAGCCCTAGTAAAAAATGGGTTAAAGGAAGTTAGTATGGGAGTAAGCAAAACATCAAAATATTACGCAGATAATCCAAAGGCTGCTGAGAAAAGAAGAAAGTATCAGAGAGAGCTTAACGCTACTCCTGAAAGAAAGAAGTATAGGGCTGACCACGTTAAAGCCAGACGAGAAGCTGGTATAGACGGGAAGGGTGGCCCTGACATGAGTAAGAAAAAAAATGGTACTTTTGTAAAAGAAAGTCCATCAGTTAATAGAGCTAGAAATGGCGCAAACGGAAAAAGTACAAAAAAATAAGACATGCAAAGAAGAAAGACCAATGAGATCGCTACAATTAATGGAGTAGAGACTATAACTTTTGATGCTTCGGTTGATTTTACGACTGATATAATTGAATTTCCAGAGAGTATTCCTTGGGCTGTTCAATTTGATGAAGCGGATTTTACAGGAGATCCTACAGCGACAATTTTATGTTCGAATAGTCAGTTTGGAGATTTTTTACCATACAACGTTGATTCAACGGATGTTGTGTTAAGTACTGAAGCTAACAGAATTTTATATGATGCGATTTTCTCGCCTAGATACATGAAAATTGCATATTCTGCTAATGACGCAGAGGGTACTTTTAATCTGGTTATAAGTAAATAATGGCAATAGATCTAAGAGGTCGTTCTTCGGTATCATTCTATGATACTTTCGCTGAGTTTCCTATTATTGGATCTGACATTGTATTGTATGTAGACAGAGATACTCTGACTATGTATATTTGGAATGGATCTACTTATGAACCGTTCAGTGGTGGTGGAGGTGGATCAACTATAACTGTTGTAGCTAATTATTCAGCACTACCAGATCCAACTACTGTGTCTGGCCAGTTTTATTGGTGCTCTGCTTCACAAGGTACGTACTGGCTTCCAGGATCGTTAGGAGGTACGTATTATAATGCTGGATTATATTATTCTAATGGGGTAAGCTGGGAATATACACCAACCCCTTATAATGCAAGTCAAGCTGTTGTTAATACTGGTACAAATGACGATCAGTTTATAACACCAAAAACATTTAACGACAGTGCTCAATTAGCTGGTAAAGTTCCTTACACTGGTGCTACAGCTGATGTAAACTTAGGCACGTTTCATTTAGATGCTGCTAAAGGTACATTCACTCACAATGGTAGCACAGACACTCTTACAGCTAATCACACAAGTGGTAGTGGGATAGGTTTGTCAATCACTAAGGGTGGTGCTAATGAAGGACTTAAAGTCAATAAGACATCAGGTAGTGGTAATGCTGCCACAATTATTGGTACATTAGAAGCTACTACATTGGTCAAGACTGGTGGAACGTCTACTCAATACTTAATGGCGGATGGTAGTACTAACACATTGAATCAAGCTAATATTCTTTCATTGTTAGGTTGGTTTCAATCTAATAGAATAACAGAATCAACAGCAGTAACAGGAACAACAGCTGAAACAATTATTGATAACACAACTATTCCAGCAAACACTTATTTAAGTGGTGGAATAATGAGAATTTACAATGCTAAATTCAGAAAAGTTGGAGGAATGGGTATATTAACAGCAATTAGAATTTATATAGGACCAACGGCGAACAATCTAACTGGAGCAACTTTAGTAGCTACTTTTAGCAATATTTCAGTAGGTCAGGTGTATGCTGAGATGTTACGTACTTTTACTTGTACAACAAGCGGTATATTAGGTTTTTCAGCAACACAATCAACTGCATCAGACGTAATCAATTCAAGTGCAATAAGGCAGTCATCTACCATTGATTGGACAGTAGCACAGAATGTAATGTTCACTATTCAATTAGGAAATGCAAGTGATAGTGTGACGATGATAGGTAACTCAATTAAAAACTTTTAAGATGTACATAATAATAGATGAGTCAACTAACAAAGTGCTATTCGCAAAATTTGATAGTGAAGTTTTAGAAGGTCAAGTTGCTATTGAGCAAATTTGCACAATTGAAAATCCTGAGCAAAAGGATATTTATTATAACTTTGAAACCAAACAATTTGAAATCAATGAAAACTAGACTACTAATAATATTACTATTGCTATCATCTTGTTCTTTAGAGCGTAGGTTAGAGAAGTATTGTCCTCTGTGCGTTCAAGAATCTATTATCGAATACAGAGATACTACTATTGAAATACCTGGAGAAACGGTTACTGTTGTTGACAGTTTATACTGTGACTCATTAGGTAATGTTGTATCTAGGTTTGGAGATATACTAAAAGATAAGAACGGAAAGATATTAAGTTTAGAAACAAGATTAAGAAATAATGTTTATTATTCGAGAGCTAAAGTAGATACTGTTTATAGAACGATAAAAGGCAATAAAGAAGTTATCTATCTGAAAGGCAAAGATATAAAGTACGTGCCATCGATAATTAACTTCTTGGCATATATTGGAGGAATTTCATTAATTTTGTTATTAATATATATCGTTTACAGAATCATTAAAAACCGACTACTTTGAAAACAAAACTCGTACTATTAGCTACCTCTTTTTTATCTATACTATCACCAGTAATGCCTATGATTTATATAGCATTTTTTGTTATATTAATAGACACTGCATTTGGTATTTGGAGGTCTGTTAAAAAGGGTGGATGGAAAGCATTTAGAAGTAGAAGGTTAAGTCACACGTTAAGTAAAGCATTTTTATACTCAGGAGCAATATTAATGGTATTCTTGATAGAAAAGTATATTGCTGGGGATTTGGTAGGTCACTTTATATCTGTTGATTTGGTAATGACAAAAATGATAGCATTCTTTTGTGTAGCTACTGAGATTAAGTCAATCAATGAGAGCTATGAAGATGTAACTGGAAAGAACATGATTAAAGCTGTTCGTGAGTTTGTTACGAGAGCAAAAGAAGAAGCAAAAGATTTAACTGAATAATAAGCAGAATGGAATTAGATACATCAAAGATAGTTCAGAGTAGATTAAAGAAAACTCAGTATTTTCAGGAAGACACTCCTAAAAATCAGATATACTTACACCATACAGCTGGTGGAGGTAACGCTGTTGCTGTCGCTAATTATTGGAATGGAACTAAAGAAAGAGTTGCTACTGCATTTGTTATAGGAAACAAAGGAACTATTGTTCAATGCTTTTCTTCAAGAGAATGGGCTTATCATTTAGGATTAAAAACCTCAGCGTTTACAAGTATGAGTGTTCCGTATAAATCACTCGATAAGTTTTCGGTTGGAATTGAGGTGTGTAATTTTGGGCCATTAAAAGAGAAAGACGGAAAGTTCTATAATTATGTTGGTGGAGTTATTGATCCAAGTGAAGTAACGAAGTTAGATAAACCATTTAAAGGTCATGTATATTGGCAAAAATATACTGATGCTCAGATAGAGAGTTTACGCCAACTGTTGGTTTATTTGTGCAAGACTTATGACATTCCAAAAGATTACAATGAAGATATTTGGGATGTTACAAAAAGAGCGATGAGTGGTGATGATGGAATATTTACACACAATTCAGTAAGAAAAGATAAGTCGGATATGTATCCATGTCCAAGAGTAATTGATATGTTAAAAAATTTATAATGAAAAAAGAAGGAAATATAAAGGTAGATAGATCAATTGATCGCCCAGGCGTTCACGCTAAGACTAAGACATCAAAATTAAAGACAAGTAAAAATTACGTTAAAAAATATAAAGGGCAAGGAAAATGAGAGTAAATGACTATGCATTAGCAAATCCAGCGGCTGGAGATAAACTATTCGGAAGTAATGCAGCTGGAGAACAGAAACAGTTTGCTATAACTAACTTTACTAATGCTGTATTTCAGTATGAGGTAGGTGAATATGTAGAAGACCAAGGTGGAGTAATCTTTCATAGATACTTGGATGGTGACACTCAGAATTATTTGGTGGTTGGTTTAACAGATTTATCTACATCAAAGACCTGGTCAAATATTACGAATGTGGCGATAGGATCAATAGCTCAGAGTACTTGGGATGGATCATCTAATAGTACTGCCATAGTCAATCAATCTGGATTTACAGATGGGGCTTCAAAATTATGCTTGGATTCAACAGCGAACGGTAAATCTGATTGGTATCTACCTTCATTTGATGAATTAAGTTTACTTTGGCAATCTAGATTTAATGTAAATATTACTTTAAGTGGAAATTCTGATTCAGGAGTAATACCTTTTGCTATTCAAGTTTTAAGTAATACTTATTGGAGTAGTACTGAAATTAGTAGTACGACTGCTTATGCTTTTAGTTTTAGTGAAGGTGCGGCCGCTGGCACACTTTCTAAAGGAACTACTACATATTATACTAGAGCAGTTAGGAAGTTTAGTATTTAATTACTATATTTGTTGTAAAATTAAATACAATGAATACAATTGAACAAGAACAATTAGCAAGGCTAACGGAATTAAACCGTAGTTTTAGAGATCTTAAATTCCAGATAGCTGACATCGAACTTTCTTTAGAGAGACTAAAGAATCAAAAGAAATCAACCCTAATGAATTTAGAGACGGCTGTACATGACTTAGCTAAGTATCAAGAAGAACTTACTGCAAAGTATGGAGATATAACAATAAATCTTCAGACAGGTGAGTATCATTAGAAAAATATCAGTTGGTCCTGACTACATGAAATCAATGAACTATACTGTAGGTCAGGAGGTTCTTGATAAAAGCTATTCAATCTATCAGATCATTAGAAATAGTGAAGGTACAAAGCTTTACATAATTAAGGATGATGAGATTACCTTATGGAAGGAATTCTCAGTTACAATGCCTATATCAATTGAATTTAATATAAATTTCTAAATGAAATCCCCTCACTGCTTTATCATCAAGCCAATTGATGGGAGGCGGTACGATAACATAAGAACTTACGGTGACGTTGAGTTTGTTATAAGTGCCTCTCAAGAAGATCACACTGTATCCAATAGATTTGGTGAGGTTGTGTCTGTACCAATATATTACGATGGGCCTATCAAGCCAGGTGATACGGTTGTTGTGCATCATAACGTATTTAAGTACTACTACGATATGCGTGGCAGACAAAAGAGCAGTTGGCATCATTTGTTTGATGACTACTTTATTGTTGAGCCAGATCAGGTCTATTTGTATTCAAGTGGCGGATCTTGGAATGCTATATCTCCATTTTGCTTTATAAAACCAATCCCTACAGAAGATAAAATGATAAGCACATTGAGTGGTCTTGAAGAGCTTTGGGGTGAGGTAATATTTAAGAATGAAGATATGACTGACGTTGAGGTAAATGACATCGTGTCGTTTACTCCAGATAGCGAATATGAATTTAGAATAAACGATGAAGTTCTTTACCGAATGTTTAATAAGAATATATGTCTAAAAAAACCGAGATATTAGAAGCAGCAAAGATTGCTATTGATGAGTTGGTTAAGGTTTTGAGAGAGCCTATTCTTACTCAAAGCGAGGATGACATATCTGCTGATAAGCTAAAGAATGCTGCATCGGCTAAGAAGTTAGCATTTGAGGATGCTCTTAATATGTTGTCAAGAATTGAAGCTGAGGAGAATATGGATTCAAACACCTCAACAACTGTTACAGCTGGTACTGGCGGATTTGCTGAAGGAAGAGCTAAAAAGAAGTAATATTAAATACTTTTTACAAAAGCATACATAAATGGAAAATAGTCTTTACAAAATACTTGATGGTTACATAGATAGAACTGCTATTCAAACAAAGAATAGAAAGAAATCTTGGGAGTATGGGTACAATAAAGATTATGATGTTGTAGTAATATCTAAGGATGGAACTATCGGTGATATTTACGAAATAAATAGCGTTAAAATTGCTCTACCATCTGCACCTAAAGATGTAGATAATCATGGTAATAGATGGAAAGCTCAAGAATATCCATCTGAATTACAGAAAATAAAAACAATATTCGACTGGAATAGAAGAGATAACAGTTTTAAATCAAAGTATGTAGATTATATTGAGAAGGAATTTGATAAACGTGAGAATGGTTATTGGTTCATGAATAATAAGATTCCTACATATATTACTGGTACTCATTATATGTATCTACAGTGGACCAAGATTGATGTTGGTCTACCTGACTTCAGGGAATCAAACAGAATTTTCTATATCTATTGGGATGCTTGCAAGGCTGATAGTCGATCATTTGGGATGTGCTACTTAAAAAATAGACGTTCTGGATTTTCTTTTATGTCTAGTGCTGAGGTATGTAATACTGGAACAATGGTTCGTGACTCTAGGATTGGTATATTATCCAAGACTGGTCCAGATGCCAAGAAAATGTTTACTGATAAAGTTGTTCCAGCTGTAAGAAGCTATCCGTTCTTCTTTAAGCCTATCCAAGACGGTATGGACAACCCAAAGACTGAATTGGCATTTCGTGTTCCAGCAAGTAAGATTACTCGTAAGAATATGGACCAAGAAAATCAAGAAGAATTTGATGGATTGGACACAACTATTGACTGGAAGAATACAGCAGACAATAGTTATGATGGTGAGAAGTTATTATTATTGGTACATGACGAATCGGGAAAATGGCTAAAGCCAGAAAACATCTTAAATAACTGGCGTGTAACAAAGACTTGTTTGCGTTTAGGTAGTAAAATTGTAGGTAAATGTATGATGGGATCAACATCAAATGCATTATCTAAAGGTGGTGAGAATTTTAAAAAATTATACAATGACAGTAATCCAAGGGTTAAATCAGCAAATGGACAATCTAAAAGCGGTCTTAATTCGTTATTCATTCCTATGGAATGGAATATTGAGGGATACATTGATGAATATGGATGGCCAGTTTTTGATGATCCTTCTAAACCAGTAAAGGGTATTGATGGAGAACTTATTAATCAAGGTGTTATTACTTGGTGGAATAATGAGGTTGCTGCATTAAAAGGTGACGCTGATGCATTGAATGAATTCTATCGTCAGTTTCCTAGAACAGAGTCTCACGCATTTAGAGATGAGTCTAAGCAGTCAATATTCAACTTAACAAAGATCTATCAGCAGATCGACTATAATGACTCTTTAATAAAGGATCACGTACTTACCAGAGGATACTTTCACTGGAAGAATGGGAAGATAGATACAGAGGTTGTTTGGACTCCAGATCCCAAAGGAAGATTCTTGGTGTCTTGGATACCTGAAGAGAAGATGCGAAACAATGTAATAACTAGAGGAGGTAAGAAGTATCCTGGAAATGAGGACATAGGTGCTTTTGGATGTGATCCATACGATATTTCTGGTGTTGTAGGTGGTGGAGGATCTAACGGTGCTCTTCATGGAATGACTAAGTATCACATGGCGAAAGCTCCAACTAACGAATTCTTTTTAGAATATGTAGCTAGACCACAAACGGCAGAGATATTCTTTGAGGATGTTTTAATGGCTTGTGT